GCGTCGAGGTTGCCGTTGTCCCACTGGCTCCGCGTCGAGAGCGTGCAGTTCTCGTACCCGAACTCGCTGACCAGCTGCGCGACCGTCAACTGGAACTCGCGGTACATCGTGTTGACCACGCCGTCGTAGTCCGTCGCGATGGCGTACTCGCCAGCCGTCATCGGGTAGTGGTGCAGGATGCGCTCGCGATGCGGCAGCAGCAGGCTGCACGCCGTCCCGAACGCGCCGAGTTCCTCGTAGCCACCGTGCAGCGTGCGGTAGGTGTTCGACCGCTGGAACACCGTCTGCATGCGCCGCGTCATGTCGAACAGCCAGCGCTCGACAGGGTCGTACTTGTTCAGTTCGGGGTCCGCCGTCGCGAGCTTGAACCACGGCCGTGCCGGCGACGTCGCGCCAGCCATCATGCCGGCACCGAGCACGCGCAGCGCTCGCGTCGCCGTGGAGTCGTAGATGGCGTTGTGCCGGCGCTCGCCTCGGTTGCGGTCCTCGACGAAGTACCGACCGTTGCGCGGCAGCAGGTACGTCGTGATCTCCTGCCAGTGCGCCTTCCAGCTTGCTCGCTCGCTCTTCAGCGACGACCAACGGTTCTGACGATCGGTGCGTAGCTGGTGGCGGTTCTGCATGTCACTCCCCAAGCATGGTCGACTTGCCGACGCCGCCTGGACCGGTCAGCATCGTCGGGTTGCCGCCAGTGTTCTGCGCGGCCAGCAGCGTCTCGACGTTGGCTCGCTTCGATCGCGCGCGGTTGGTCTCCATCATGCCGCGACGCTCCTGCGACATGGCTCTGGCCTCGGCGTTCTTCTGCGCTTGGTCCTGCCTGCGCATCGCCTTCTGCTGCATCTGCGCGCCGCGCTCGCCTGAGTAGATGCTGTAGCCAGTGCCAACCAAGGCAGACGCTGCGATGATTCCAGAAATCGCCATCAGAGCTTCCTGCTGTAGATGATGTCCTGCACCGCGTACTGGCCTCGGCCGGCCAGCAGCAGCGACAGCTTGCTGTGCTCCTTCGCGTGCCACAGCATCAGCTGCGCGCCGCGCTCCTTCGCTTCGACCTCGGTCTCGCGGATCAGCCGCACGCCGATTCGGCCGTTCGCCGTGCTTCGATGCGGCGGCGACACGAACAGCACGTCGTTCTGCGCGTAGGTCATCAGCCCGTAGTGCAGGTGCTGCGTGACGAACGTCACCGAGTACCCGACCATCACGTCGTCGACGAACGCGGCGAGGCAGAACAGATGGCCCGCTCGCTGTGCCTGCTGGTACACGTCCCAGCGTGGATGCAGCACCATCACGTCCTTGTGCTTCGCGATCTCGTCGTAGTGCTCGGCGAGCAGGCTTCCGCCTTCGCGCTCGATCGTCTCGATCGTCGTGAGTTCGATCTTCGTGGCGGCTGCGGCGTGCATCAGTAGAGGGCGTAGACGGTGGCAGAGGTGCCGGTGAGTCGCACCCGCTGCGCGCGGAACGGCAGGATGGTCCCAGCTGTCAGCGATCCGGTGGTGTCCAGCGTCGTGCCGTCGGTGTTGATCACCGACACCGTGCCAGCGACAGCCACGAACAGCGCAGCAGCGGGGATCGGGAGGTCGACCGTGTCGCTTCGCGTCACTGGCACGGCAATGCTGAACGTCGACGGACCCTGCGGCACGGTTGGGAAAGCTGGCATGGGGGCAGTGTCAGGCCGGGCGCGTCGGTACGGGCACTACAGCCCCCGGTACGGGTCGTAGTCGGCCACGCTGCCGCGCCTCGGGATGCCGAGGTCGTGAAGGACGTGGCGCTTCGGCGTCTCCATGCAGGCGAGGATCAGGGCCGACGCCGAGTCGGGGCTGCGGCCGATCCGCTCGTAGATCTCCTCGCGGCTGGCGACCTTCAGCGTCTGGCCTTGCAGCTTCCAGGTCGGAGCGCACAGGTCGGCGAGCAGCATCGGGTCGGGCGGCAGCGCGATCCCGTTGTTCGCCTTGGGGTCGAGCGCCTCGCGCATGCGCCACCACAGTTCGCTGCGCAGGTTGGCGAAGCGCAGCCGGCCACTGGCGTCCATCGCCACCGCCGCCTCGGCGACGTTGACACCGACGACCTGCACTCCAGCGTCGCGCAGGATGTCGAACGGCGACGCGCCGACGCCGATCACGTCGATGTGGACGACGGCACGGTCGCGCTGCGCTGCGACGACCTGCCCAGCCACGGCTGCGCCATCAGGCGTCTGCGAGCCGGGCAACCGGATCAACATGTCGAACCACCAGCCGTGCCGGCGCGCGATCACGGTCGAGTCACGGCCGCCGCGCGCCACGTCCACGCCCACCGAGTCCATCGGCGGCAGCGTGCCAGGACGCAGCCAGCGAGCCTGTGCCGCCTCGACCCAGGCTGTGGGGATCACCTGCCAGGGGTCGTCTTCGATGCCGGCGGAGAAGTCACCGTACCGCATCTGCGACCGCAGCGGCTCCGGCAGCGCGTCGAGCGTCGCGGTGTAGCCGGTCGCCATGAGGTACGGGTTGTCGGTCACGCGCGACGGCACGAACGTCCTCGACTGCGGAGTGATGCGCTGGCCGTTGTGCTCGATCTGCGCCGGCCCGTCGACCTCGATCTCCTTGCCGTCCACCACGGCGAACCAGCGGATCTCGCCGGGCTTCGCCGGCCTCGGGTGCGTGCGGTCGAGCCACGGGGCGAAGTAGGCGACGACCCACCGGCCCTCGGCGCTGGTCGGCGGGTTGAACGTCAGCAGCACGCGGCACCGCTGGTTCGCCTCGGTCGTGCGCAGCCAGCCCATCAAGAACCGCACGTCCTCCTGCCGCATGTTCGACGCCTCGTCGAAGATCAGCAGGTCGTGCGGCCGGCCCTGGTACTTGCGGACGTCGCCGGGCGACGGGAACGAGCCAAGCTCGACCTGCGCGTCGCGGCCGTCCCAGCGGCGGAACCGCCAGATGCGGTCGCTGCCGTTGTACCCATCGCGGCTGCCGAGCACGTCGCCGAGGCGGTCGACGACGCCCTGGAGTTCGGTGCCGTTCTGGCGAAACAAGCCCGTGCGCAGGTGCCGCGTCACGGCAAGGCCGAGGGCGAGGTCGGTCTTGCCGCCGCCGGCCGCGCCCCCGAAGCCGACGACCGTGGCCGGCGACTCCAGCGCCATCGTCTGCGGCCCCGGCAGCGGGTGCCACGGCCGACGGTCAGCAGCCAGCAGTCGATCGAGTTCGGCTCGCTCCTCGTCGGTGAGCATGGCGAGCGCCGCCGCTGTGGGCGCGCGCGTCATGCGGGAGAGTGAGGGGCGCGGCAGCCGGCGTCGACGGCATGAACACCGGGGAACGTCGACTGGGCGTGGGAGGGCGCAGCGGCTGCCGGCCCCTCGGTGTGACGCGCGCAGCATGCCCGACGCGCGCCGGCCGGCAAGCCGCCGCCGGCAGGATCGGCTGCGGAAGATTCCCAGATTCTCCGACAGATCGACGCGCGCATTGGCTACGGGTCTCCCTTTGCTGCTTGCTGCTCGGCATCCTGCGCAGCCAGCCGCGCCGTGGCGACGGCCAGCAGGCTGTCGACGCGCCGCGCGCGCTCGGCGTCGTCGATCTGGATCGGCACGCCGGCAGGATCGCCGCCCACCTGCACCGTGCTGCGCTCGCTGTACCTCGGCGACCACCGCGCCAGCAGCTGGAGCCGCGTCCAGACGCGCAACTTGCGGTGCGCGACGTCGTCGGGGTGATCGCTCGGCTCCTCGGCGATGGCTTCAAGCTCGTCAGCCATCACGTCGAAGCCTGCCTCGCGCGCGCGCGCGAAGCGTACCGCGAAGTCCTGATCCTGCGACCTCCAGGTGTAGATCCGCATCACGGACGGCTTGCCCGGCTGCCTCGCGTAGCTCGCCAGGGTCTTGCCGGCGGCGAGCCACTCGACGATCTCGTCGTAGTAGTCGTTCGGGTCGTAGGTCGGCTTGCGTGTCACGGCTCGCCTCCTGCGACTCGACGCCATGAGGATGGCAGCGCTGCGCGGCGCTCGTACCGGCAGATCTTGGCGACGGTCGACTTGAGCAGACCCATGTGACGCGCGATCCAGCCGTAACTGCGTAACTCGTTCTCGTGCGCGTCGCGCACGGCGCGAACAACGGCGTCGGGGATCGTCGAGTTGTGGTGCGTCGCGCCGACTCGGTAGCCGCGCTCGTCGACGGCGACGAGGCGCGTGCGCGTGGTGGTGGTGGTGTGCGTGGTCATCTCCAGGTGCCTGCGATGCGGATGAAGGGCGTGGCGACGCGCCACGTCCCTGCGATGCGGGTGTAAGGCGTCGTGGTCTTCCAGGTGCCGCTGACGCGCAGCCAGACGATCGTGCCCGTCGGCGGCGCTGCGGCAGGTGCGAGCAGCGTCAGCAGCATGGGCTAGACGTACTGGAGGTAGATGTCGCCGTCAGCGCCGCCGGTTGGCGCTGCGGTGCCGCTGGTGATGGTCAGCGTCGCCGCGTTGCCGAGGCCGAGCGTCGTGCGCTGCGCGGCTGCGCTGGCGTCGTCGAGCAGGTCGCGGCCCGCCTGCGTGCAGGCGATCGTCTCGGGCACTCCGGTGCTCGGAGACTGGCGACCGATCAGCGTGTCGGTGGCGAGGTTGGCGAGCTTCGCCAGCGTGACCGCGCCCGTGGAGATCGTCGTGGTGCTGCTGCCTGCTGCGGCCTCGACGTCGCCGAGCAGCTGGCTACGCCGGATGCCGCTACCGCTGAACTCGACACCGTGGCCGACGGTGACCTCCTGCGCTGGGCCGGCGCTGCCGCTGTGGCGACCGATCAGGTGCTGCGAGGTGACGTCGACGATGTCGCTCCACTGCGCCTGGGACAGCGTGGCGAGCGCGCCGAGGCCGAGCGCTGTGCGCTGTGCTGCGGCGTCCGCTGCGGTCAGCAGCGTCTTGCCGGCGGTGGTGACGTCGCCGCCCATCTTGGTCGTCGTGACCGCTCCCGCGTCGATCGAGAACGACGTTGCGTTGCTTGCGACGGTGATATCGCCCTTGTCGCCGTCGCCGAGGCCGCGCACGACGAGATCCCAGTGCAGCGTCCACTGCGCGCCGACGCCCGGCTCGGAGACGGAGCCGCTGGTGTGGTCGACGAGCGCGACGTAGCTGCTGCCGAGGTGCTCGACGACCTGTCCGCGCAGGTAGTTCGTCACGACCACGCTCCCTGGGTCGGCGTGAGGAACACGCCGGCCGGCACGGTGCCGCCCCACTCGCCGGCCCACTGGAGCAGGCCGCCGCCGCCGCCGCCCGTGACGGACAGCGTGCCGTCGGTGTAGGTCAGGCCGGTGCCGATCGCCGCGCGGCCGTAGCGACCGGACAGGTCGATCGTCGACAGCCAGACGGGCGTCTGGTCCTGGATGGCGTCGACGGTCGGGTCGATCCTGCGGATCTCCTCAACGACGTGGGTGAGATCCTGCACGACGGGATCGCGCGACGGCATGGCGCGCGCCGCGCCGGCCGCGCTGCGACTGGGGGATGCCATGGGGGGCGATCTTGCCCGCTCCTGCGGACGACACAAGGGGCGGCGAGATTTCTCGCTTTTTTGGAGATCGCACTGTTGACGCGATCGGCGACGGTCGATACGTTCCGCACCCATGAGCACCAACACGGCAGCCCGTTCCGACATCCGCAAGGACATCAAGCTGGAGGAGATCCGCGTCGAGCGCGTAGTCGCCGGCCAGTACCGCGCCTACGACCGCTTGACCGGCGAGTGGATCGCGACGGCGATCAACTGCGCGCACGGGCGCGGCAAGGCCGACTGGCAAGCCTGGGGCGGCGCGAACATCCAAGACCCCTGGGTGCCCGGCTCGATTGTCAGCCGTCACCGTGCCCACCTCATCAGCCGCGACTGGCTTCCGAACTTGATCCTGCGCTGGTCGCGCGGCTCGTACTGATCCCACCGCAACCAACCCAACCCAACACGACCATGAGCACCAACGCCAACACGTCCCGCAGCATCTACGCCAACCACATCTCGGCCGCCTGCACCGCCGCCCTGCTACTGGTCGAGTACCTGAGTGCCGCCCGCCAGGAGCTTCAGGGCGTCCCAAGCTCCGACCTGAGCGAACTGGACGCGGCATACGAAGCCGCCTGCCGTGCATGGCGAGCTTCGCGCGAGGCACGCCTGATCTTCCTGCGCGCCGACGTCGACGCCAACGGGGTCGCCTGATCCCACCGCAACCACCCCCAACCCAACACGCCATGGACAAGTCCAAGATCCTCGTCGTCTACGCCCGCGCGCTCGCGGGCGAACTCTGCCCGTTCTGCGGTCACACCGACTCGATCGAGTCGGCGGGGCACGCGAACTACCTGTGCCTGCACTGCAAGGAGCAGTGGGACACGTCTCGCATCCACGACCTCGCCGCCAACCTCGCCTGAGCACCCCCATGCAACACGCCAACGCACTCATCACCGTCCGCTTCGCCGCCACCACCCACACCAAGGGCAGCCGCTGGATCGTCCGCGCGTCGAAGGTCCACGACGACGTGCTGGTCCGTCGCACGATCAGCCGCGACCATGGGGTCAGCCTCACGGCCGACGCAGACGCGGCGGCGGCGGCAGCGCTGACGGCGCTGGCCGATGCCGTGGCGGTCCGCCGCCAGCAGTCTGTCGCCGACTACCTCGTCCGCACCGCAGGCACGTTCGTGGCGCGGCACGTCGGGCCGACCGAGTACCTCTACATGGCGCACGTCGCGACGACGTTCCAGTCACGGACCTGAAGACCGGCCTCGTATGACACACGAGGCCGAATAATCCGATCCGCACCCCTTGACGCGATCCGCACCGACGCTACTGTACCCACATGCCGCTGGCGCACTGCGCGCTGGCGGCCCCTGACCTCCATCTGGAGACCTGACGATGTCCGAGTCCTTCTATTTTTGCCTCTCGACCCTCAAGACCTTCACCGCAGCCGAGGTCGCCGGCCAGCGTGCCAGCCGGCTGCGCAAGCCGGTGCTGAAGCCGCGCAAGTCGGCGTTCGCGCCGACCAGCCTCGACGAGCACTGGGCCAAGACGGCGACGTCGGCTTGCAAGGAGGCCGGATACCTCGCCTGCCTCGGTGGTGATGACGACCGCGACGACGTCGCGGCCCGGCACCTGGACATCGACGGCGAGCCGGTGGACAGCGACTGCCTCGGCCAGGAGGCGCAGGCCCTGCTGTGCGCCATCGCCCACGGCATCAACTGCCGCAGCGCCAACGACCTGAAGCAGCGCGTGGCTGACGTGCTTGCAGACCTGCGCCTGGAGTCGCGCAACTACGCTGCGGTGTGCGAGTGGGTCGTGACGTCGCTGCGCGACACGATCGACTACCCGTGGGACTCGATCGACAGCGACGAGCGCCGCGTGCTGCGCTACATCGCGAAGCAGATCTCCTCCACCAACTGACCCACCCCCGCCGCCCCTTCGGGGGCGGCACCTCAACCTCAACCGAGAACACGAACATGACTGACACAGTGACGCTGATTCTGAAGAGCGAGGTGGTGCGCGACCGGCTGCGCCGCCTCAAGAGTAACAGCCGTGCCCAGAACCTCGCGAGCTACATCGACATCCTGCGCGACTCTGCGCGGCGGACCGGCACGCTTGAAGTGTCGATGATCCAAGGGGCATTGATCGAGGCCGAGCCGATCCTGGCCGACACCCGCGACTGAAGCGCACGCCGCCCCTTCGGGGGCGGCAACCTCAACACCAAACGAAAACACGAACATGACC